AGTTAACTCCGTCTTAGCTCTCTGCTCAAACTAGATGTAGCAGAATTAACTTTGCTTAACGCCTTTTGTAGTCCTGATGTATCTCCACCGATTTCTACTATTATTCCTTTTATGCTTCCTGCCATATTATACCTCCATTAAAATAAGAGAGGTTTCCCTCTCTTATCCTAATAATTTGTCTATATCACTTTGTGTAGCTTTTTTTCGAGTTGATTGATTATTATCACCTATAAAACTCAACAGAATTTTCATTACATCAACATATGTAAGTTCTTTTAAGTCTATTATAGTTAACCCTACCCTTAAACATGATGCTACAAATTCATGTTCTGGGAATATTTCTTTAGTTTTATTGTCACTCTTTATTTTTTCTAATTCTTCCGATAATTCTTCATCAACAAAAGCAACTTACGGCAAATTCCGTTACCTCTGAAATCCAGCCAGCAGTATTTACATTGAAATCTTTCAATCTTGCTGTCCATTCTTCAAAACTTTCTATTTTATTATTTGCTGAATATATTAAAATCCAAGCTATTTTAGTTATCTTTTCTATAAACTCATCTGTGTCATTTATCATATAGTCTGATAATTGACTTAACTTTTCAGCTTCGCTTATTTTCTTTTCATCAAGTTGTTTTGCCACTACTGCTTGTTTGATTAAATAACCTTGAATAAAATGCATATCTTTTAATAGTCCAGATTTAAAAAAAGAATTATATTTAACGTAAGTAAGAGCATTACATTCCATTTCATACTTTTTGCCACAAATTGTTATTGTTTTCATAGATTACCTCCTAAACTCCTGCTGTTGCATCTTTTTCATATACTTTTGTAAAGAATGTGTCATATACAGATTGATTTGTTTCGTTTGGTTCGATTACAGCTTTTATAGCTTTGTCTGTAGAACGTGGAGACATTGTTATTGAAACAGTATCTGTTTGTGGTTCTTTTGATTCTTCTATAGTATTCATTTCAGAACCTGGTCTTGTAGCTGTACAATCGAAGTAAACAAATCTTCTTTTCTTAACATCTCCTTCTATTTCTCCCATTAATGCAAATCTTGCACTAACATCATCTGCACTTTCAAATAAAGCTCCATTACTATCTTCTTGTTGTCCAAGAATTTGTGTAAAGAACTCTTTTATTAACATAGCAACCTCTAAATCTCCTGTATAACCTTGATTTGATGTTGCTATATAATATTTAATATTATCAGCATAAAATGGAGTTTGTTCTCCTTCTGGGTCAGCTGTTAAGCTTTTTGCACCTGGCATTGCAAATGGTGTTCCATAAGTTATAACCCCATCTTCTTCTGTTATTTTAGCAATATGTACATTGCTTAATCCAAATTTTACTTTATTTTCTGCCATTTGATTTTTCCTCCTTAAATTTCAAAAAAATAACTCACTTGCCAGATACCTTCATCTGATAAGTAAGTTTCTTCTGTTTTGTTCCAAGCTATATCGCCTAGAATTTCATTTTCTATTTTATCTTCCATTTCCACATCTTTAGTTAAATATGTGTAATCAAGTTGAATTGGTGTATCTTTCAAATAAACCTTATTGTCTGCCATAAAGTTATCAGTTCCAGTAGATATTGCTACTAAATGAGGAGGCTCTGTTGGTCTTTTAAATCTACCATAAGCATATTTAATTTGTGCTTTTTGACATCTTTGTTTTAGTTCTTGTAGTGTCATTTTCTTGACCTCCTTTTAATTACGGTTGTTAACCTTTTTTCATGCAACTTATTGTATTTATCTTCTATCGGTCTAATATGAGGTTTTTCTCTTGTTCTCCCTCCATTACGTGTAGCATGTCCAAATTCCAACAAATGCGTTAACTGATAATTTGTAGCATTATGTATTTTTATTGTATATCTACCTTTATTTTCTTTTCCTTTTTGTTTTCTCCATCCTTTATGATATGGTTTTTCTCTAGTACCTTCCCCTTTTGGCGAAGTATCTTTCAATTCTTGGACAGCTTCCTTTGTAATTGCATCAGTTGTCTCTTTTACATCTTCTTGAATATTTTCTACATATTCTTCCAAATATTCACTTAACACTTTTTGCAAATCTTCTGGCTTAATACTTTTAGACATTCTTTATTTTCCTTTCACAAATCAATACAACTTCATCAGCTGTTGGTTCTTGTACTCTTATTACAGAGTAAACCTTTTTCATATAAATAAGTTCTTCTTCATCTTTGTAATTTAAAGCACTTATTCTTAATCTTAAACTAGGTTTAAAACCTTGTTGATTTGCTTGATAATATTCATTCGCATACACATCTTCAACTTTGATTATTGGTATTAGTCTTTTCTTTACTGTTTCTATCTCATTGCCTATATCATCTTGCTTAATAGTAGTAGATAGTAATGTACAAGCTATATCACTCATTACTATCCACCACCTTAAACTCATCACTTAATCCTAAGTTATGACATAGAAGATTGTATGTTCTTTGAGATAGTTCTTTTTCTTTTATATCTACATTACCAAAATTAGCTTTTACAAACATTACTATTGCAGAATGTATAAGAGCATTATCTAATTCAGAATTTATATCCTGTCTTTTCAAATCTGCTTTTCCTGCATTAATCCACATAGTTATTTCATCATCTTTTAATGTTGAAGTATCTACTATACTTAAACTTTGTTTAGCTAACATCATTAACTTTTCCATACAATCTTCCTCCTAATTACACTCCAGAACCTTCTGCAGTAACTTTTCCATATTTGAAATAGTTTGGTCTTGCTTTACCATCATAAATACCATATCCACCATAAAGTGTTTTACGACCTTTTACAGTTTTCTCTTTATCTACTCTCATTGGAGATACTTCATTAAATATGTAGTTTTTCATATTTCCAGCTAATATATCTCTATCTTTAAGATAAGGATCTACTTCTATGGAAAATCCTTTTACACTTGGTATACCAGCAAGGAATGGATAATTATTATTGTTATCTTTGTAAGATACAATATCAAGATTTACGTCATTTGAAACATAAACTTTAGCACCTATTCTAGCTTCATCAGATAATCCCCTGAAAACATTTAAAACTCTATCTATTGCAGTATCATTTTCTTCTGGTTCTATTGGTGTTAAGCCATAAAGAACTCCTGTAGGTTTGTTTTCTCCATCTCCATAAATAACAGCATTTATAATTGCTTTACCCATTTTATTTTTTAGTTCTTCAAGGATAAATGCTATAAATGATTCAACTGCCATTTCTTCAAGTTTCCAAGTAATTACGATATCTTTTGCTAATTCCCATCCAGTTAATTGCATATTTTTAAATTCTATACCTTCATTAACAGTATCTGTTAACTCTGTGTACCAATTAGCATCGTCTGCAGCAAACAAATATGGCAAATCAATATTTCCTGACACTTGTAATTTTCTAGCATCTCTAAATATTGGAGATTCTTGAGATATTAATTCCATTAAATCCATTCTTACAGATGTTGGAATAAATAATCCTCCATTATTGATACCTTGTGTATCAGCAGTAGAAGCTACGAATGTAGTTGCAGTTGTTGTAACTGCATCTCCTAATGCTCTTTTTTCATCTTCTGTAAATTTGTTTTCTGACAATCCCATTAATTTTTTAGCCCAAGCACTTCTGTACTCTTTATCAGCTATTGTAAATTTTCTTTCTTCCATTTCTTCTTTTCCTCCTATTTTTGTTAATTTTGAAACTTCTTTGTTTCTTTTTTCTAATTCTTCAGTATCAGCTATTAAACTTCTTTCTTCTTCTTTGCTGATTTCTTCTGATTTTTCTTCTGTCTTAACTTCTTCTTGCTCTGGAACTTCATTATTTATAGCTTCAACTTCGCTTCTTAATTCTGCGATTTCTTCTTGTGTTTTAGCTTCTGCTATTTTGTTTAGAAGTTCAGCTTTTCTTTCTTCAATTTCTTTTTGTGTCATTGAATTTTCCTCCTTGTAATTTTTTAGCAGTTCTACCACCGCTTCTATAAAACTCTATTAGGCTCTACCGCACTAAAAAAGAGCAGTTCTACCACCGCTCCTCGTTCGAGATTATAAACTTAATAATAATTTTAATTTTTCTTTTTCTAACTCTAATTTGTTAGCTTCATGTTGTTCTTTTTCTTTTTCATATTGTTCTTTGCTTCTTGCAAATACAGATGTTCCTTCGTATGCTGGAATATCTACAATAGATACATCAAATAATTTGTCTATATTCATAATTCTACGAGTATCTGTTTCATAATCCCATTGTTCTTCCCTTACTGTAAATGCAAAGCTCATTTTATCTAATAAACCTGATTTAACTGATTTATAAATATCAATTCCTTCTGTTGTATCAATTAATTTTGCTCTCATTTTTAGTCCTACACTATCAACTATTAATTCTAGTGAACCATTTCTTGTTCTTGCAATTGCCTTACCTTGTCCGTGATTATAATTTAAACAACAATCTTTCATATCACATTCTTCAAATGCTTTTTGGTCTATTACTTCTTTACACCATCCTAAATTTGTTTCTTGATTAAAAACTGCAGCATATCCTTCTATAATCATTTCTTCACTATCTAATGCCCTCATTTCTGCAATTCTTATTTCTTTTACAGCCTTTTCCATTATTCGTCGCCTCCTTGATATTGATTTGCTATACTTGCATCTATATTATTTAAACTTTGTATTATTTTTGCTCCTTCTTCTCCTCCTAAAGGATGTAAGTCTATTATTTCTCTTGCTTCATCTTTTGTAAGTAATCCTAAAGCTCCCGCTTCTTTTAATAAGCTAATCTTATTTGCTAAAGTAGCATATTGTAATCTATTTGCAGTAAATACAATCTTGTGTCCATCTTTTATTGCTTTATAACTAAATATCTTATTAGTAAAAGCATCACTCATTTGTATTGCTCTTGGTTCAATTACACCTTCATAAAATGCATTCCAATCTTCTGTTGTAAAACTATTGTTAACTATTTTTTCTGATATTCCAAAGTAATCAAATATATTATTATTAACTTGTTTTAATTGTTCTCTATCTAAAGTAATTGGTTTTAAATTAACCGCTTCAAATTCTGCTTTGCTGTCAACTGCTGCAATACCACTTTCATTCTCTAAATTTAAGAAATCCCTTACAAATGCTTCTTTACTTGCTTTTATATCTTTTTCTTTCAGCATTGAATTAGTATATTTTAAAATACCTTTTAAGTTATTAGAAGTTTTTATTGCATTCTTTATCCCTTCTGAGGCAGTATGTGCTGTATCAATATCTGTTTTTAATACTTTGTTGTTAGTTCCGAAGATATCATGCTTATTATAAAAGAGTCTTAAATGTATAAGCTCTAAATAAGGCAATGTATATTCTTTACCATTCACAAACTTAAATTGTAGATATATTTTCCCTGTTGTATCTTCTAATAAATCATAATTTGTAGCTAATATTGGATAAAATCCTGTAATATATCCTGTCTTGTCCTTTGCTATAAACACAAACGCATTAGAATCTGTATAAAGCATTGATATTACTCTGTATATGAAATCAAACTTTGTTGTTATTGGATTAGGTTGATTTTGTAATAAAAAGTTTATATCTCCTTTTATGTTATTGCTTATACTATCTTTAATATGTTTTGGGATTAACTTTGCACAATGTGTTGCAATTCTATCAATACATTGCCTTGCAACTTTGCTATCATAAGTATTGTTGCTTAACGTAGTAAATTGTGCATTATAACTATTAAGCATTTGTAATTGTGTTTTTGTTACTTCTGTTTGTTTTTTGTTTCCAAATATTATGCTAAACAAACTTCTTCTTTCTTTCCCCATTTCACTCCTCCTGTAATGCTAAATAATCTTGCATTTTATCAAATAAAACACAGTAAGCTATTATTAAGCTTACTGTTCCATCTATTCTTGCTCTTTGTTTTTGTCCTTTTACTGGTCTTATATTGTCATTGTCATCTCTTTTTACTGCTGTATTACATAAACACCATTTAAGTATAGGATTATTATTATAATTTACATTCTTTTCTATCAAGTCAGCTTCTAATTGTTTCATAGGATTTGACATTGTTTTCGCTCCTTGTCTTACTTCTACCATTTCAAATCCTTGTTCTTTCATTTCTTCTACCCAGTATTGTGTATTCCAAGGGTCATATCCTATCCATAAAGCTGATATATCGTATTCATGATGCATCTTTAAGAACCATTGTGTCACATCACTATAATTTACTTTAGCGCCTTCGCATATTGTGACTAGACCTCTTTGTTCCCATTTATCATAAGGAATTTTGTCATCTTTTATTTTAAATTCTAGTCTTTCACTAGGTATAAAGTATTGTTGCACAACATATTTCTTTGTACCTTTCACTATTAACAAAGTTGCACAAGTTAAGTCTGTTGTACTTGATAAGTCAACTCCTCCTATTGCGTAAGTATCAAATAAATCTTCTATGTTATATGTTTCTTCGTTATTTGCAATATCAAAAGTTAACCATTTATCTTGGTCGTTTTGTCTTATGTTAAAATCTTTACAGAGTAAATTTACTAATTCAGTTGGATTATTCTTAGCTCTATTTACTTTATCTCTTAAGTCTTTTATATTCTTTATAGTTCCAAGCCCGAGGATTAGCTTTATACCATTTCTTTTCATCTTGCCATTCATTAGGATTGTCTAATTCATAAATTATTGGAAGAACTGTTTCATCAATTATTCCTCCTTCTAATCCTTCATATCCATCTATTATTGCACTTGCATATTCATATTCATTATCAAAAACTGATTCTCTTACTGTCCCCATTGTTGAAGATTCTATAAGAAGTGGTTCTTCTCTCGCACTCATCGAATCATATATTACATCAAGTAAGTTTTTATCTTTCCATGCATGTATCTCATCAGCTAAAGCACAAAAAGTATTTAATCCATCAAGCGAATTACTATCACTAGCTAAAGCTTTGAAAAAACTTTCTGTTTTTTCAAAGAACAATCCATTAACCAAACACTTAACTCTTTTTGCAAGAGATGGGCTTTTCTTTATCATTCTTTTTGCTTCTTCCCAAACAATTTTTGCTTGGTCTTTTTTAGTAGCAACTGAATAAACTTCCGCTCCACCTTCTCCAGCTGAAGTCAACATATAGCTTCCTATTCCTGCATCTTCTGTTGATTTTCCATTTTTTCTTGCTTCAAACCATATAGCTTTTTTATACTTTCTTAAACCACTTTCACTATCTACGAAACCAAATAATGCTTGTATTTTTGCTTTTTGAAACAATTCTAAAATAACAGGTTGCCCTGCCCATTTACCTTTTGAATGTTTGCAAAATTTTTCTATATATTCTATTGGTCTATTAGCTTTATCTATATCAAATACATAAGTATGAGTTTCCTCTTCTTCAGTAATTTCATTAAAAAAAGAAACTTGTTTAGGATTATATAAATCCTGTACGAGTTTCTTATATACTGTTAAAACTTTTTTACATGCCTTGTCTGGATTTTTAAGTAAATATTGATAATATTCTTCTATATATGTTGCATAACTCATAACGCACCATTGAATTTATCAAATTCATCATCCTCATTTATTTGTTTTTTCTCTGGCAGCATATCATTTAATTGTTTTACTATATTCATATAATTTTTAACCATCGTATTGTATGTTTTACTTTCTATTGATTCTTTAAATCCAAATTGATTAGCTCCATTGACATACGTTTCTTTTACTCCGTATAGTTTTATATCTTCTTTAAGTTCATCAAGTGTTATAGACATAAAAGAAGCATTTTCAATCAGTTTTTCTGCCATTTTCTTTTTGTTGTCTGGCAATTCTTTAAATAATTTTTTTAATCTTTGAGTTTCTTTTTTTATTTTTTGGTTTTTTTCAATAAGTGCTTTTCCAGTTATTTTTTGGCGAATTTCTTGATTTTCATCTTCCATACCTACACCTCCTTGACTACACCCCTTACGCATATAACCTGCGTATTTTTCGATTG